GGCATTATGGTCTCGCCCAGTGCTCATACAATCCAAAATAAATTAATGGACACAATACCCAGCGAACAGAGATTTGATGCATTGACACCAGAAGTATTTGACAAAGTCGAAGAGTTGACTGAAAATGCTGTGGAAGAAGATATGCATACCTTAGTGGTTTTAGACGATGTATCGTCTGAGTTGCGTAAGAAAGAAGTTGAAAATGAACTTAACAAGCTTGTCAAGAACAGACGGCACTTCAATGTTAGCCTGATTATTATTTCTCATAAGATTACTGATTATGGGACTGCACTAAGGAACAATGCTAACCTTATCTTCATCTTCAGACCTAAGTCAAAGAGAGAATATGATATGATATGTGGTGAGTTCATGATGAGACCAGCGAATGAATGTAAGATGATTTTAGATCATATTTATCAAGGTAAGCATGACTTTATGATGATAGATCAATCGCTTCGTAAAAGTAGTCAGTTTGAGTTTCATCGAAACTTCGATCGACTTTTGATTGAGGAATGATTAAGGAAAAAAATGAAATCAGTTTAAAAAGAAAATAATATCTCAAGTAATATCAAAGATGGGACGCAAGCCACTAACACCAGAACAAAAAGAACAGAAACGTCTAGCTCTGAATGCTAGGCTACGAGAAGAGTATGCTAACAACAGTGATGGAGTACGCGACAGGAAGAAGAAGCGGTATCATGATAAGATCGAACACTTTAGAGCTTACAATGTGCAACGTTATCATTTACGAAAAAAAGAGCTTGAGGATCTGCGACAGAAGGTTAAGGAGCTTGAAGCCCAGATTCCACAAGCACAAGAAACTTAAGGAAAAACTTAATTATGTTTATGCTAAATTAACTTAAACATATTTTTTTCTAACGTATATATACAAGATGAACTCCTTTAGGGAAACGTACGATGTGCAAAAGCTAGGCTTTGCCCTTGAAAACCTTGATAGCTTTTTTGATAAGCAAACACAGGAAGATAACAAAAAACAGATCAAAAAGTTCTTGGAAGAGCTACTCATCAACAATGGTGAGATGAGCTACGATTATGTATATGCAAGATACACCAACTACGGTAGGAAATACTCCTACGGTATTCAAGGTGTGTCAAAGAAGATTCGTAATTACCTGCTTTCGGGTTCTGGAGTGGTGGATTACGACATCAAGAACGCTCACCCTACTATTCTCTATTACTTATGTGTCAAGCATAAGATCCACACAGAAAAGCAACTGCTAAAATCTTACGTATTCAATCGTGATCAGGTGATACAAGAGCATTTTCAAAAAGAGCTTTACAATAATGAGGATGTCAAAAAGCTAATCCTGACCGCTACAAACTGCGATGACCTGTTGTTCACTGATAATGAGTGGTTAGTGGACTACCAGAATGAGATGGTGTTTATCAGGGAGCAACTGCAGAAGCAAAAAGATTACAAGAAAATATTATTTGATACTGAAAAGCTCAAGCAAGACAGCAGGAACTTTAACAGCAGCTTTGTCAATAGGATTTTGTGTAAGGTGGAGAGTGAGATTATTGATAAGATTACCGCCTTCATTATGAAGAGGGGATATGAAGTGTTTGCCCTCATGTTTGATGGGTTGATGGTATACAATGGTACGGAGGAGCTGCTGGAACAAATCAATTTAGTGGTGCAGACGGCATATGGGGATTACTTTTACATCACGCAAAAAGACATTACCACAGATGTAGATGACAATGGTTATAAAATTGATTTAGATCAACTACTAGGTAATATTGACAGCATGGAAACACGAATGAAACGATTTATTGATAAGTTTCACCCAATCAAGATTATCAACCCTCCTCTGTATGGTATTAAATTATCTGATGGAGAATATTCTTTTCATAAAAAGGATGCGTTCATTCAAGCGACCGAGCACATCAAATACACTAATGAAAAAAATCAACAGGCTACAGTGGTGAGTAAATGGCTAAATGAATATATTGGGGAGGATGATATTTATGACAACATTATCACAGACCCTGAATATACAGGTACAGATGATTTCAACTTATGGACTGATTGGGATGTTAATAGCTGGGAGGGAGAATGGACTTATAACGAGAAAGCAGTAGAGTATTATCGGCAACACATCAAAGTGTTATGTAATTACGATGAAGGGGTAGCTGAATCGATTGAGTTATGGATAGCTCACTTGTTTAAATATCCAAAGAATAAATCATTCGTCCCCATCTTTGTGGGTAACCAAGGAACAGGAAAAGATATGCTTATCGCATTGATTACCAAGCTGATGGGGGAAAAGAAAAAGTTTGAGACATCTACGCCAGAAAAAAATATATGGGGATCATTTAACCCATTTATGAAATCAGCTGTCCTCATTCATCTAAGCGAGTTCGGTAAAAAGAACACGCAGGATTATGTAGGCAACATCAAGGCGATTACAACGACAGGGAGGATAATGATTAATGAGAAAAACAAAGGAGAATATGAGATTAACTCATATCATAGGTTTATTGGAGCTAGTAATTATGGTGAGCCAATACCTATTGAAAAAGATAATCGACGCTTTCAACTGATTCTGACATCATCAGATAAGATCGGTAACACGGAATATTTCAATGAAGGTTGGGGATACATCAAAGACAAAAACGCCATGAAGTCGTTTTATGATTACCTTATGACACTTGATGTGCCAGAACAGCTACAGTACCATATGGTACCTCAAAGCGAATACACAGAGTATATCACAGGTATTTCCAAACCACAGGAAGAGTGCTTCTTGCAAGACTTTATCCACGAGAATATGAAATCAGGTAAGATCGAGAAGTTTAGAACGATGGATATGTACGATAAATATCTGAAATGGTGTGATGAAACCAAGCAGTCGTATAAATTAGAAAAGCGAAAGTTTCTCGTTCACCTTAAGAAGGCTTCTAATGATACAGCTCATATTAATGTTTACAAATCTAGTGGGTATATGTATGCTAAGTTTGACTGGGATGCCCTACATACTGAAGGTAAATATAGTAAGGGGGAGGAAGAGGAATGCGATGATATTGAAGGAGCATGTAGTGAGGAGGAAGAAACGGCGTAGGGGAGGGTAGGCAGGGATGGACTTTGAGCAACTTCTTTTGTAGTATACAAAAAAAACTATACATAACTTTTTTGATGATACTCCTGTAATATCTTAGATTTATCTTCCCTTCATCCCTAAGAGTTTAACATAATATTTAATAGTAATAGTAATGAGATGATAAAAGGTAAGGAAAAGATAGGGATGAGAAAACAGGGATATAATCAACTATCTAACAACCCTCCCTGTCTTTTCATCCCTGTCAGAAAATTGAAATTGATATAATATAAAGAAAATGTTTTATATCAATATAAGATGACCACACTGAACAACCTCAACTGCTACCTTGACGAAATGTTTGAAGAGCTCTATCCTGATGAAGAGTACCTAGAAGATTGGGAGTGTGAAGAAGATGCTCTTAATTATTTCATAGAAGATTTTAAAGACCGTTTCAATTCAGATATAGACTACTTCTACGAAGAAGCCAAAGAGATGCTCCACTTCGACGAGGCGATGGAAGTCTGTAGGTATGTGGATGACCATTACGAGGGGTGGAGTGCCCCCTCATCGGACTTCGGTGATAAAATGCTAAAAATGTATATCTACTTCTACATGGAGGAAAAGCATAAAGGTGAGTTTATCGAGAAGATCAAAAAATATTTTGAACCAGATCTCATCGCAGAAGTCGTGCCCATCACTGAAACCGAAGGCACAGAAGAAGTTCCAGTCGCAGAGCCAATCGCACAAGCAATACCCATCGTAGAAGCCGCCCCCGCCGAGAGCGAAGACGAAGGGGAATCTCCAGAAAATTGAAATGGATTTCTGCTTACATCTGTGTAGGCATCAACCAACATAAAATCAAAGCAATAAGCAAGATGAACCAACAAGGACAGACCCGTTACTTCTATAAAGGAACTTGCTTCCCTATTCCCCTTCCAGCCGCCGACCAAGAACTCCTTATGAAATGTGCCAAAGATATGATTGCAGCAGGGCTACGTGATGGAGACACTATGAAGTCTTTGGCTACACTCTTCAAAGCACAACTAGATGAAATCATTGAAAAGCTAGTAGAACTGGAAAAAGAAAATGGTAACTGTAAATGCAGTAGGGAAGACCTAGTCTTACTTGCGGCAAGTGAGCCATTTGATATGGAGCTGGAAAATATGGTAACACTTTGGACTCTCAATGTCTGTGCTTTGTTGATAATGAAAGAGATTGAAGACGACCAGATGAACGGAGTGCTAACTCACTATAAAAAAGGAAATACCCTCTTTTGCGAGATGGGGCGAGACCCACGTGCTGCCGCAGCCCAAGAACCAGCACCGAAGCCGAAGAAGAACAAGAAGAAGAAGATTCGCATTGTTCGTTCAAAAGGATTAAGCAAACGCACTCATCGGTAAAAAAATTAATATCCCCACCCCTTCCTAACCCCAACCATTTTTTTTCTGTACCTACATAAATGAGCAAACCACTCGTATACATATACACGTCAAACAGGGCAAAAAAAAAGTTCACAGCATTCTTCCCTACAAGCATGAAGGCAGTTCATTTCGGGCAAAAGCCCTTTAGAGACTTTACATTAATGAGTGATCCTGAATCTGTCCACTTCATCAAGAGTCGTAAAGAACGCATCAAAGTCAAGGAGGCTTATGAAGTTCGTCATGCTAAGGATAACCTAGACGACCCCGAGTCGGCTGGAAGCTTAAGTATGTTTGTGCTTTGGTCTGCACCTACATTGAAGGGAGGAATGAGAAACTATGCCAAGAAGTTTTCCTACAAGGTTGTAGATAATTCATCCGAGGAATACTCTCCCGAGAAGGTCAAGGAACTTATCTCAGGTTAAGGATATAGTCATGGATGACCCCATTTTGAAAGAGGACGAATCTCGTTTGACCATGTTTCCGCTGCAATATGGTGACATTTGGGAGATGTACAAGAAGCAAGTTGACTGCTTTTGGCGTGCGGAGGAGATTGACTTATCTAAGGATATGGCAAGCTGGAATCAAATGACCGATGAAGAAAAGTATTTCATTAAGCATATCCTAGCTTTTTTCGCCGCTAGTGATGGGATTGTGATTGAAAATGCAGCTAGTAGATTCTTGCAAGAGGTACAGGTTAGCGAGGCACGAGCTTTCTATGGATTTCAAATTATGATGGAAAATATTCACAGCGAGACTTACAGCCTACTCATTGACACATATGTAAATGATGATGTAGAGAAGAACCGTCTATTCAATGCTATCGACAACTTCCCATGTATCAAGGCAAAAGCAGAGTGGGCATTGAGATGGATCAATGACTCTAGTGACTTCGCCACTCGTTTAGTGGCATTTGCATGTGTGGAGGGTATATTATTCTCAGGTGCATTCTGTTCTATCTACTGGCTCAAGAAGCGTTGTCTCATGCAGGGTCTTACTTTCTCAAACGAATTAATATCTCGTGATGAGGCTCTCCATTGCGAGTTTGCTGTTCTGATTCATTCCAAACTACAGCAAAAATGCTCTCAAGAGCGCATTCACCAAATCATTGAGGAGGCTGTTGACATTGAGAAAGACTTTATCTGTGAGGCTCTGCCCTGTCGTTTGATTGGCATGAATAGTGATCTTATGAGCGAGTACATTGAGTTCTGTGCTGACCGTCTCGCTGTTCAGCTAGGCTGTCCTAAGATTTATGATGCATCAAATCCTTTTACATGGATGGAGATGATTAGTGTCGAGGGTAAAACTAATTTTTTTGAGCGTAGAGTATCAGAATACGCATTAGCGACCAAAACCATGGATGCCGACACATTTGATATGAGCTTTGATTTCTAATATTACACTAAATTATAATGAACGTATTAGGAGCAACCGCAAGCAACACACTAGCCGACTTCGAGCCTGTACAGGGCACTATGACATTAGAGCCGCAATTTGAGACTAACATCTATCTAGAGAGTGTTTTACCTAGTCAGGCAGACCAACCATTTTCTTTCCAAAGTGCTAATCCAAAAATCATAAGAGGTGAGACCATAAATGGATTCATTCCGTTACCTCCCAACCTACTAGTCAGCACTAACAACACTGATACCTCGTTCACTCCTCAATACGACTATTTGAGAGCTGAAGGTAAGTAATTATCTCTTGTAATATTAAGATGCCAAACCATTCATTAAACGACAGCCACATGCCAAGTCAAGCTATATATCTAGATAGCAACGATGCAACGCTCTCAATAAGTGACGCAGAAAAGATATTCTACTTAAATAGTCCAATCATCGCAGATGCAGGTATAAGAATACTTATCGGTTTAACCAACCTAACCATTCCCAACTCAATATTTAATTTCACCACCAACAATAATACCATTACCTTTACGCAAAGCAGCAGTACCCAAGCAGTCTCAGTATCTGTCGGCAACTACAGCGCCTCCACCCTTGTTACAGTATTAAATACAGCGATCACTGCCGCAGGACTGAACATAACGGTAAGCTTTGATGAAGAGAATGCTCTATTTACATTCACAGGTGGCTCAGCATTCACGATTGACTCGGCTACCATGTCTAGGCAATTAGGACTAAATAACCAATTACCAACCGCTTCAGGAACAACCTATACCGCCACTCAAGTATGCGATTTTGCAGGTGCTACAAATCTGTATATCAGAATACGGAACGTGAGCATGAACAATCTTGATTCGAGAGGTAAGACTTCTAATATCATAGCCAGTATCGTGAACAATGTCAACTACGGAGATTATATTTTCTACACACCACCCGAGGTGCTTTACTTCATGATCAATGAACAACAGTTGTCACACATAGACATAGAGATAACAGACCAAGAAGGCAATATCATAAACCTTAATGGAGCAACTTTTAACCTGACTCTATCTGTGCACTTCGTTGTTCAACGAGAAACCAATACA